CGAAGCAGAAAAAGCATACAGCTTAGCCAACCCTCAACCCAGACCAAGCAACGATTTCGTAGCCGCAGTCCGCGCTGCAGTACTAAGCAGTCCCGAACAGACCTTTCTAAAGGAGATGAAACATATCGGCGAAACACGCAATCTAGATAAAGTGCATCGCTTCGGCGCGAACGTCTTGCCAGAAAGTCCCAAGGACGCACCGACCGGCATCGAGCTACGTCTACAGAACAAAAGCGAAGCTACGTCGTCATATGCCGCCCAACGTAACTACACAAACTGCAACATCACGTTCAGTACCCCCATGAATAACTTCTTAATGGCCAACAGTTCTGAGCATCGTTGGGGTGATCCAATAATGTGGATCAACGATATGCGTATCGAAGACATAACCGTCCTGACAGAACACTTTCATACTTTTCAAAAGCTCGAAGAAGAGTGGTCGACCGCACGACGTACATACGAACAGTCTATTCGCGACTTAGTGTCTGAATGCACAACACTCAAGCAGCTTCTTGAAATCTGGCCAGCAGCAGAGTCACTCGTACCTCCTGGCAAGATCCAGAAGATGCACACCAAAGTGACCAGGGCACAACGCGCCGCTGCAATCAAAGAAGAAATCTCTTTCGACCCAACCATCGCCAACCAAGCCGTACTCACAGCCAAAATGCTAGGAGGCTAATATGTCTGCTGAAAGCGACATGCTCAAAGCTCGTGCTCAGCTGCTAATGGATCAACCGTTCTTCGGCACGTTAGCGCTCAAGCTCAAGTTGGTACAAGACGATGACAACTGTGACACAGCCGCTACCGATGGTACGCGGCTTATTTACAACAGTAAGTTCATTGGCAAACTCGACACGACTACACGCAAAGGTCTCATTGCGCACGAAGTTATGCACTGTGTTTTCAACCACATGACACGTCGACAGCATCGCGACAACAAAATGTGGAACATAGCGACTGACTTCGCCATCAACAACCACCTAATTGATTGTGGTTTCGTGTTACCTGAAGGTGGCCTTATCGATAAGCAATACAACGACATGACTGCCGAAGCTATCTACAACAAGCTCGACAAAGACAATCCACCGAAGCAATGCCCGTGGGGCATGGTCATGGATGCAGGCGCAGGCCAAGTACAAGCTGGTAGTAATGCCGCTATGGAATCCGACTGGCAAGTAGCTGTTACACAAGCTGCAGAAGTTGCTAAGAATGCAGGCAAGCTGCCAGGCGGTATGGAACGCTTCATCCAAGACATCATAAAACCAGTCGTTGATTGGCGGACCGTACTCTGGCCGTTCTGTACAGCACTCACTCGAGACGACTACAGCTGGCGCAAGCCACACCGCGGATACATCAGCGAAGACGAGTATCTACCATCAATGATCAGCGAAGCTGCAGGTCACGTTGCAGTCATCATCGACTCTTCAGGATCATGCGCTAGCTACTGGGAGCAGTTCATGGGCGAGATGTCAGCTATTCACGCAGAGCTACGACCATCTCAAATGACCATTCTCCATGTAGATACAGAAGTCGCACACGTTGACGAAGTTATGCCCGACGACCAGTTTCCAATGACGCCCATCAAAGGCGGCGGTGGTACTGCGTTCAGCCCAGCGTTTGATTACATCAACAAACACTATCCGGATGTTGAAGCCGCTGTGTATCTTACAGACCTGGAGTCTAGCGACTTCGGTGAGCAACCACCGTACCCAGTTCTGTGGGTCTCAACAGAACGCCATCAAGCCCCGTTCGGGCAAACGACTTACATCCAGATTTAATTGGTTGTACTAATATAGTAGCTGCAGTACTATTTCGCTCTTACTAGGAGAGTATGATGAGTATCAACGACGCAACACCCCAAGATTGGAATAGAACCAATAAAATCTACTCAAAACCGTACGTAGATCCGTACGATATGCCCACCCCCGATATCTACTTAGATGAAGTCAACAACCCCCCGCACTACAACACCGGTGAAATTGAATGCATCGATGCAATTAAAGCATCAATGACACCAGAAGCATTCAAAGGTTACTGCAAAGGTAACGCGCTCAAGTACATCTGGCGCATGTCTTACAAAGGTAAGCCTGTTGAAGATCTTCGCAAAGCCTCTTGGTACTTAGATCGTCTCATTCGTGCAGAAGTAGACAACCCATCTATAAAACGATGAGCGAAATTTGGACAGACATCGAAGGCGCGGTTGAAGAAGGGCACTTCATACAAAACAAGCTAGGTAAAACCGCTTACTTAGCTTGTGATCTGAAACGCAACTTGTATGTATTTAATTATCAAGAGCTCAAAGCGTTCAAAAAAAAGCTACACGTTCTAGAAATTTTCCACCCTGGAGGGCGCTTAAATGAACACCAAGGATTACTTTCAAGCTATACCTAACCTAGAAGACGATCAAGTGCACCCAGAGTTCCACATCTATACCGCTGTGTGGATGAAGTCGCGGATGCCCGAAGCATATGACGAACTAAAATCACGATTCAAATCTATTGAAGGTGAAATCTACGCACAACACGAAGCCAATGCAGCTAACTGCAAGGACCCCTTCTAATGCTTGTAACTCTCGACTTCGAAACTTACTACGCACCAAAGTACAGTCTCACTACTCTTACAACGATGGATTACGTCAGGCACGAGAAATTCAAAGTGCAGGGCGTTGGTATCAAGATTGATCATGAAGAGACTGAGTGGTATGACGAAGATGAAGCTGAACTGGCCATTCAGAATATAAACTGGCCAGAAGCAACCCTCGTCTGTCACAACACCCCGTTCGACGGCTATATATTAACGCGCTATTACAAGGTCATACCCAAGTACTACATAGATACAGCTGCAATGGCGCGTGCACTTGCCCCTGGGCAGTCAGCGTCTCTTAAAGAAACAGCTATTCGCACCTTCCCAGACGATGAATCAATGCGCAAAGGCGACGAGCTCGCCAGCACCAAAGGTATCTACGACCTAGATCCCGAGTTATCCGAGATCCTAGGTACATACTGTATACAAGATGTGGACCTTACATACGCGCTTTACCACAAGATGGTTGACCAAATGCCTCAGTCAGAGATGGATATCATCAACCTGACTTGTCGCATGTTCTGCGAACCAAAGCTGACCGTGGACCTCGAAGCACTAATCGCGTTTCGTGACGATACAATCGCTGCTAGTGAGGCGCTCATCAATGCAGCAGGTGTGTGCCGCAAAGTGTTGAGCTCCAATCAACAGTTTGCAGAGCACATATATAATATGGGTCTAGTACCACCGACTAAGGTCAGTCCAACTACGGGCAAAGACATACCCGCACTCGGTAAAAGCGACAAAGCGTTTACCCAGATGCAACAGATGTACCCGCAGTTCCAACACGTCTGGGACGCGCGCAGAGCTGTAAAGAGTCGTATCAACGAGACCAGGGCCCAGCGCTTCATCGACGCAACTCATGACGACGGCACCATCAGCGTGCCGTTGCGTTACTACGCAGCTCATACTGGACGCTTCGGCGGCACCGAAAAGATCAACATGCAAAACATGCCGCGCAACTCACCGCTGCGCAAAGCGTTGTTTGCACCCAAAGGACAGCTCGTATTCGTAGCTGACTTATCAAACATCGAAGCCCGCATGCTTGCTTGGCTTGCAGACGAAGAAAGTCTACTGCAGCAGTTCCGCAACGGCGACGACATCTACAGCAACCTCGCATCTGTAATCTACGACCGTACAATTAACAAACACGACGACCCAACAGAACGGTTCGTCGGTAAGACAGCTGTGCTCGGTCTCGGGTACGGCATGGGCGCATCCAAGTTCCAAGCGACATTAGAAGCTGGGGCTATGGGTCCACCCATGAAGTTCACCACCGACGAAGCGTACAACGTAGTAAATACCTACCGCAGTACATACTCAGGTATACCTTTGCTATGGAAAAAGCTAGAACTCAAGCTAGCCAATACAATCAACCCAACGTATGACGAGTCGTGGCACGGGCTTCGCTTTCATAGAGGTAAGATTCACCTACCTAACGGCTTGGCTCTTCACTACAAAAACCTACGGTTCGAACGTGGCAAGCTAACGTACGATTCAGGACGCAACACAGAGACAACGTGGGGCGGACGCATCACTGAGAACGTAGTCCAAGCGTTATCACGAATCATTGTTACTGATTCGATGCTTCATATTGATAAGGATGCAACTCTAGATGCAGAAGTAGTGCTCACTGTCCACGATGAAATAGTTTTAATTAGCCAAGCTAATAATCCAGATGCTACAATGGAAAAACTTATTGCCCATATGTGTACAACCCCAGACTGGGCGAAAGACATCCCCCTCGACGCTGAAGGGGGTTATGACTTTAGCTACAGTAAATAACTTATGTCACGCTTAGTACTAACAAGAAAAATAGACGAAACAGTCATCATCCACGATGACGCAGGCGTTATCGCGAGAGTAAAAGTCTCTAAAGTTGACAGGAATCAAGTCCGCTTAACATTTGAAGCGGGTGAAGAGATCAGGATTGATCGACAGGAAGTATTCGAAAAAAACGCCCTCCAACCGAAATAATAATAGCCCTGGTATTAATACCAATGCTATTATTGTTCGCTCTGTAGGAGGAGCCATGCAACTTACTTTTTTAGAAGCCGCCAATGGACAGCGGCTAAGCAAACGACATTGTCCTAGGAATGGATTTACACCATACCCGCATGTAAAAAACGTCACATCCCACGAAGAAAACATACCACTAGATGCAACGGGCGTATCAATGCTCGAGCAACTGATACGTAGTCACGCCAGCCAAGGTCACTGCCTATTAAAAGGTGACCTCAAGCGACCGTTAGACAACG